CTTGGCTGGTTGGTTGTGAGCTCTGACACCTCAGAGCCGCGAACGGTTCCGCTGATACATCACCCGGCTTTCTTCGTCATATACCCCCGGAGGACTCATGGCGCACGGCACGTTCACCCTGCACGGGGAAGAGCTCGAACTCGACGGCGAGACGGCGCGACCCGGCTACGTCAAGATCTGGGCCTCCGAGGAACTGGCCGAGGTCGATGGCACGCCTGTGATGACGGGCCTGGTGCAGGTCGACATCGAGACGGACGGGACCTGGTCGCTGGACCTGCCCGCCGATGACGGCACGGTCACGCCGAGCGGCTTCCACTTCTTCGCTCAGCGGCGGTTCGACAGTGGTTCCGCCGTCGACACGAAGACGGTTCCCGGCCAAGACGCGGGCGCAGTGGTCAACCTGAAGGACGTGCAGCCACCGACGCCCGGCACCCCCGTAGTGCAGGTGCTCGCCAAGGGTGACAAGGGTGACACGGGAGATACCGGCCCGGCCGGTGCTCAGGGTGTCGCTGGGCCGACCGGCGCGACAGGTCCGACGGGGGCACAGGGTCCCGCGGGACCCACAGGCGCGACTGGACCCGCGGGCGCGACCGGCGCCCAAGGGTCTGCCGGTGCATCCGGACCTCAGGGCATCCCCGGCCCGAGTGTGCCACAGGCTGGCGGCCTGATGGGCACCAGCGTGCAGAGCCTCTACTCGCGCACGAAGCCGGTGGGCAACGGCTCGCCCGCGCCGACGCCGTCAGGCTTCTACGCCTTGGCGAAGGACCCGAGCGTGGCAGGGCGCGTGTGGATGCTCAGCATCGACTACAGCGTTCTCATCTTCTCTGACAACGGTGGCGCCTCCATCACCGCACCGGCTGGCATCACGCCCGCGTTCACGGGCGCGATTCATCAGATGCTCTTCACGGGCACGCACGTCTGGCTTGTGACGGGCGGGAATACCAGCAAGAGCGGGCAGGTCTGGCGCTCACCCCTTCCGGCCGCCAACGGCACCGGGATGTCGTGGACGCTGATGTTCGACCTGACAACACCCCCGAACTCCCTTGTGGCAGGCGTGAACTCCTTCTTCCGCCCTCAGTGCCTCGCGGTCTCGGGCGCGAACGTGTGGCTGCTTGAGTACGGCACGACCGTCACGGGCGGGCCGTCACTCTACTACTCGTCGGATACGGGCGTGAACTGGTCCAAGCCCAAGACGTGGGCCAACGCCAAGCACGGCCATGCAGTGCATGCGGTCGGTGGGGTGCCGCTTGTGATGCTTGGCGACGCTGGCGCGACGTTCACCGACCTTGGACTGTGGCGGTGCACCAATGCGGCGGGCACCGGGACATGGACCCAGATCAGTGCCTACGGCGAGGCCAAGGGCGGGAACACCCTGTACGGCATCAACTTCCAGCCGATCACAGTGCAGGGCAAGGCGATGCTGGCCGTGGAGTACGACGGCGCGCTCGGGCTCGGTCCGCTGCTGTTCCCGGACTCGGGCTCGACGTCGACCATCTGGCCGATGTTGCAGACCTTCCGACTTCCACCCGCCTACTACGGAACGATGCGCTGCCTGACGCTCACGAGCGAGGGCAACCTCATGTGGGTGCAGACCGCGGAGAACGGCGCATTCGGTCCGACCGACACGGTGTGGATCTCCGCAGCGCCGTTTACGACAGCCGTCCTGCTCGACAGCTTCGCGACGAGTTCGATGTTCCTGGGCGATCCGATCGAGGACGGCGACTATGTCTGGCTCGGCTACTACCGCTGCCACAAAGAGAAGTTCGTCGGCCAGTGAAATGAAGGGAACCGCCATGCGTAAGTCACGGATCGTCGCAGCACTCGCGTTCACACTCGCCCTACTCGTCGCCGTCCCAGCCCCAGCCCGGGCCGAGGACATCGGCGCACGCTGGTCAGGCCCCATCCGCGTCTACGACGCCACCGGAGACGCCCGCTGGGGGGTCGCTCAGGCCGCCCGTGAGTGGGCCGCGTCGGGTGTCCCCATCGTCGTGGTCACCACACCGTGCGCGCCCGGCTGCATCACCGTCATCGAGGACCCGTACCAGCCCTACGTCGGACTGTCCTCGTGGTCCGCCAACGGCACCACGATCACCTCGTGCGGCGTGCGCCTTCTGACGCCGCACGCCGCGATGACGTGGGCTCACCGCATCACCGGCCACGAACTGGGCCACTGTCTCGGACTTGCGCACACGCTGCACAAGGGCTCGATCATGGTGACGGGCACCCTCACCCCGCCGGCCCCGACCTCGTGGGACCTCGGCCAACTCAGACGGCTGTACCGGTGATGCCGACCATCGCCGACTGGCTCGACACCCCACCCGAGAGCGTTGCCGCATGGGCGACATGGCTTGCCGCCATCGCCGCCGGTCTCGTAGCCATCGGCTGGCTTGGCAGGGAAGCTGTCAAGGTCGCCCGGTTCGTGCTCAGTCTTGCCAGGCGTGCGGACGCATTGCTCGACCTTGCCGACCATGAGCTGACACCCAACTCGGGTGGTTCGATCAAGGACGCCGCCGACAAGATCCCTGCCATCGAGCGGCGGCTCAACGACCACATCACGGCCAGCGAGGAAGACCGGAGCGACCTGAGGCTCGACCTCGGCGCACTCACGAGCGAGATGGCCAGCCTCGTCAAGGGGCAGGGCCAGCAGGACGACGTCATCGCCAACCTGTCCAAGGCGCTGCCCATCGTGGCCGCCTCTCACCCGCCGACCGAGCACGAGGAGGGCTGACCCATGGGAGAGCGCTGGATCCCGGAAGCCGAGCGACTGACCCCGGCAGGTACCTACGGAACCATGTCCGGCAAGGGCGGTCCCCGTGCCACCCTGCACTGCACCGTGTCCGCCCCGACACAGTTCGGCGACATGCACCGCGTGCTCACCAGCAAGAAAGCTGAACCGCACCTGCTCTACTCGTTCGCTGACGACCGGCTCGGGCAATACTTCCCGCTTGATGCGTCAGCACGCGCGCTCATGGGCAGCGCTGCTGTGCCGTCTGGCGTCTCGCACAACCGGGTCGGCACCATCAACATCCAGATCGAGGTCGTCGGCTCCACGGACGACTGGACCGCCCGCCCCGACTGGCGACCCGGCCCCCGCTTCCGCGCCATGATGCGCGCCATCGCGTCGTGGGGCGTGAAGCCCGAGTTCATCTACCGGCCGGCCACGACGAGCACCGACCGCGCCCACGTCGTCCGCTCCTTCGCCACCATGACCGGCGACGCGGGCGGGTGGAGATGGTGGGGCCACTGCCACTACCCGGACGGCGAGTCTCACTGGGACCCAGGCCGCGTCAACCTCACTCGATTCTTCGCTGCAGCTACCACCACATCAGTCCAGGAGGACGACATGCCACTCACCACCGCTGACAAGCCCATCATCGAGCAGGCCGTGCACGCAGCTCTGCTGAACCTGCAGATTCTGGTCCCGGGCTCGACCGTGACCGCCCCGCTGCAGAAGGCCATCTGGGCGCACTGGTCAGCCAGCCTCGCCGGCAAGGACGCCGCCCTGGCCGCAGCCAAGGCTGCCGGTGCCGACCTCGATGAGGCCGCGCTCGCCGCGTCCCTGGCGCCGCTGCTGCTGCCGGCGCTGCGCGACGCCCTGCTCGAATCGCTCCCGGACGGGGCACTCACCCGCGCCGACGTCGAGGCCGCGTCGGAGGCCGCCATCCGCAAGGTGCTCGGCTCCGTCGACGCCGCCGGGGTCGGCTGACCCCCCGTGACCCTCGAGAGGTTCGCCCGGTACGCGCCCGCAATGCTGCTCGGGCTCGTCACTGTCGGCGCTGTCGTCGGCGCGTTCGTGGGTGTCGCCGTCGCCGAGTTCGCCCTGTCCCACTCCAAACCCCGACGCCACAAGGAGCACTGATGTTCACCCTCGCATTCCTCAAGGCCACGCTCGAGCGGGCCGTCAAGACGTGCGCTCAGTCCCTCGGCGCTCTGCTCGTCGCGAGCGGCGCCGGCATCCTTGACACCGACTGGGGTGACCGCTTCTCCGTCGCGGGCATGGCTGCAGTCGTATCCGTCCTGACTTCGATCGGCTCGGCGCACGTTGGCGACGACGGCCCGTCGCTCGGCGGCGAAGTCCTGGCGCGCTGGGCCAAGGTTGAGCCCGTGAGTGACGAGCGGCTGCGCGCCATGAAGCCGCACGTCGGCGACTCGAAGTCCGAGGCGACGTGGCACGGGAGCGATCAGACCGAGTAGCCCGCTACCACACAGCACCGACCACGCCCGCCCCTCTTTTGGAGGGGCGGGCTTTCGTCATGCCCTGAGCAGCTTGTCGATCGTCGGGCGCGTAATGCCAGAGATGCGCGACGCCTCACTCTTGGAAAGCCCCGCACCGACCGCCGCCCTGATCTGCGCATACAGCCGGTCCCTCGCGACACCAGCCGCATCCTCGGCCCGAGCGGATTCCGCGGCCGCCGCCGCAAGGTCAGGCCACTGCCCGGCCCGGCCCGTGCCAGCACCTTGGGTCACCTCCGATACCTTCACGTGAATGTGTCGCCGACCCGTCCGGTGCTGCAGCTCGGCCATGGCGAGGTCGACCTCATGCCACACCATGCCGAGGCGGGACGCATCCTGCCGGGTGACGTAGGTGGCGCCGGGGGTGGAATCGGTCGCGTCCACGTGCCGGGTCTCCGCGACGAGGGTGCCGTCCTCGGCGACGATCACGCCGACCCCGCGCTTGCCCTTGTGGTCCTGCGCCCAGCGGGCGAGTGGCCCTGTCACGTCGGGGTCCCCTCCCGCCTTGGTGAAGACGTCACGCGCCTTGTCTGTGAAGTACGGGTGGACCTCGCGTGCGGTGCTCATCAGTACTGCTCCTTCATCATGTCGATGTACTGGCTGATCTCGCCGCGGGTCATCGCGCGCAGCTGGTCGAGTGTCTTGCTGTCGCGGTCTGAGATGCCGTAGGAGCGGGTGGCGCGGACGACGAGTGTCCACGCGTACTGGACCTGACGCTCGGTGGCGAGGTGGGCGGTCACGGGGGCGACGGCAGCCTCGGCGGCGGCGATGACGTCGGCCTCAGCCTTGGCGGTGCGGTCTGCTTCGGCCTTGGCGACACGGGTCTCATGCCCGGCTTCGAGGGCCTCCGCCTTGCGCACGGCAGCCTCGCGCGTGTCCAGACCGCCGCCTTGGGCTGAGTAGTCGGACCAGACCTCCCACTGGCCCTTGCGGGTGGCCTTGACGCTGTAGTGGGTGGTGATCTGCTCGAACATTTTCGCCTCTCCCGGTCGGACCTCCCGACCTCTTGTAAACGACTTTACACACGATGTGAGAGAGTGTCAAGACCTTTACAGCAGACAGCGCCCCCCTTTTTCGTCATGCCCCGTAGCGTTCCCATGCGGCCTGCCGGGACACACCGAGCCGCTTGCCGATCTGGTCCCATGACATGCCCTCTTTGCGCGCCACGAACACGACGTCACGCAGTGCGCTCGCCGATGTCTCTTCGACCATGCGCAGGACCTGCAGCAAGTCATCCGTGGTGGGGTGGCGGTCGTCCTCGATACCGCGCGTGAGTTTGTGCAGCGTGTCGAGTTTGTCGGTGAGGATGCTCACAGCCCAGCCTCCGCACGGAACAGGTCGTAGGACCCGGACATCGCGCCAGCGAGCCGCCACGCCATGCTGATGCGCCGCTCGAAGTCGTCTCGGTCGGTCGCCGCGGCCAGTGCGACTGCGGCCTCGATGTCACCGTCGGCCGCGATGTGAGGGCGGACCAGCTCAGCCAGGGCGGCCACGTCTTCGGGGGTGAATGCTGTCGTCGTCATGTGTCAAGGATGCCTGACGCGATGAGGGGATGTCAAGGGGTCCTGACTGACCGATAAGGTAGATTCAAAGTGTTTCACGCTAGGATGCATGGTATGAGCATCTACTTCCAAGACGACTCGGTCACCCTCTGGCACGGCGACTCGCTAGACGTCCTGCGCACCCTGCCCAATGCGTCAGTCGACTCGGTCGTGACGGACCCGCCGTATGGGCTCGAGTTCATGGGCAAGGAGTGGGACCGGCCCGGCCGCATGGGCAAGGTGAGTCACGCCGGAGACGCGGACGGCACACCCTTCCGCCGCAACGGAGGTACTCCCGCGTGGGGCGCGTCCGGCAACCCTGCGTGTCGCAACTGCGCGGGCCAGCGCTACGGCACCGGCCGCCCTTGCCGCTGCGACGCCCCGAACTTCCCGAATCACATGGCGCTGCAAATGCGCGCCTTCGGTGACTGGTGCGAGCTCTGGGCCGTCGAGTGCCTGCGCGTCCTCAAGCCGGGCGGGCACATGCTCGCGTTCGGCGGCACCCGCACGTGGCACCGTCTCGCGTGCGCTGTCGAGGACGCCGGGTTCGAGATCCGCGACTCCATCGCGTGGATGTATGGCAGCGGCTTCCCGAAGTCGCTCAACGTGTCCAAGGCCATCGACAAACTCGACGCCACCGACATCAGGCGTGCTCGCAACCTCTCCTTCACGAAGTGGATGCGATCGACGGGCATCACCGCGAAGGCTCTCGACCTCGCGACGGATTCCTTCATGGGTGGCCACTACCTGACCGAGCGCGAGCAAGCCGCAGTCCCGACTGCCGAGATGTTCGACTTGATACGCCCACTCCTGCCGGTGGAGGTGCCCAGTTGGGTTGAGTCGCTGATCCGTGAGAGGGCCGTTGAGTCGGAGAACTTCAAGGCTCGAGCGGTGATTGGCGAACGCACCACGGGCCGGGGCACGGGCAAAGGTGTCGTGTCGGTCATCACAGACAACGGCAATTACGACGTGACCGCCGCCTGCACCCCGGACGCCGAGCAGTGGCAGGGGTGGGGCACGGCACTCAAGCCAGCGTTCGAGCCCATCGTCGTCGCACGCAAGCCACTGATCGGCACCGTCGCGGCCAACATCCTAGGCCACGGCACGGGCGCCCTGAATATCGACGCCTGCAGGGTTGGCCGTGAGGATGGCGACCGTACTGAATACGGCCGGGGTCATCACCTGCCTCACGCAAACACGACGGTCTCAATGGGTCACTTCACCGAGGGCCGCTGGCCCGCGAACGTCGTGCTCGACGAGTCGCAAGCGGACGCACTGGACGAGCAGAGTGGCGCATCACGGTCGCGCGTCGGCAAGCCTCGAGGCGCGGACAGCGGCGACGGATGGGGCATGACCGCGACCGGCGCCGAGTACGACGACACGGGAGGCGCGTCGAGGTTCTTCTATGTCGCCAAAGCAGGCGCAGACGAGCGCCCCCGCGTCGACGGCGTAGCGCACCCCACCGTCAAGCCCCTCGACCTCATGCGCTGGCTCGTGCGGCTCGTGACCCCACCAGGCGGGACGGTGCTCGAGCCGTTCGCAGGCAGCGGCACCACCGTCGAGGCCTGCATCATCGAGCACTTCCGCTGCATCGCCATCGAGAAGGGTGACGAGTACCTGCCGCTGATCGAGTCGCGCATAGCACGCCGCCGAGACCCAGTGCGCGCCATCGAGCTCAACGGCGAAGACCTCGGCCTCTTCGGGGGCACGTCATGAGCGCACGCATCCCCATCACTGACCCACTGTCCATCCTCTGGCTCGACTGGTGCGAAGCCGAACACCTGCCTGCCAACACCGTCGCCCGACGACGCGCCACCCTCCGCTCGGTCGGCCGCGCCGGCTCCATGACGCGCGAGCAGGTCGAGGCGTGGTGGGCCTCCCGCCGCGACCTGGCCCCGGCCAGCCGCTCCAACGACCTCGCCAACCTTCGGTCCTTCTACAGGTGGGCCATCCGCTGGGAGCACCGCACCGACGACCCCACCGTGCGCCTCGACGCACCCAAGGTGGACAAGGGACTACCACGGCCCGTCTCCCGCGCCGACCTCGCCACCCTCCTACGAGTCCTGCCTGACGACCTGGCCCGCGCCGTTGCGCTAGGCGCATACGCCGGCCTACGCGTCTCCGAGGTGGCGGCGCTGCACTGGTCAGAGGTCGACATCGAAGCGCGCCGCGCTCGCGTCCACGGCAAGGGCGGCAAGTGGCGCACCGTGGCCATCGGCACGCTCCTGATCGACCGTCTCCTGCCCGACACGGGCGGCAACGTGGTCACGGGCACGACCGCCACCACCTACACGGCCGCGACGCTACAGCGCCGTGTCAACCGGGCCATCGACCGGGCTGGCGTGGATGCCACGTTCCACCAGCTCCGCCACCGCT